GTAGGCCGCCCGCACCGGCCACTTCGACTACCAGAACGCGCTGCGCCCGAAGCACCACCGCAAGGTGGGCCAATACTCGCTCTCGAAGATCTCGATGGACGACGTGGCCCTGAGCCGCAAGGCAAAGGTGGCCGGGAAAGACGTGTGGGTTTACAAGTACATCGCCGTGGACGTGGTGAGCGGATACTATTTCCGCCCTGCCTACATCATCGGCAAGCCGACGGAGCGGACGGTTTACGAGTCAATGAGGAACTGTTTGAGCAAACTTTGGACTCGGGGGCTGCCGTTACCCGCCGAGTTGGAGGTTGAGCACCACCTGATGAGCAACATCCCTTGGCTTCAGGATGCCTTCAGTTTCGTAAGGTTCTGCCAAAGCCCGACTGAGAAACGCGCCGAGCACAACATCCGCTCCCTGAAGTGGGGCACGGCAAAGGACATGGGCCACACCCGTGGCCGTTGGTACGCCAAGCACGAAGCCTACCGCGCCGTTCGCAACAAGGTGGAGGGTGACTACGTGGAACCGGCCTACGACCCCATGCAGATCATCGCCGACGACCTGGCCGACATAGAGCGGCACAACAGCGAACTGCACCCGCGCCAGAAGACCTATCCGGGCATGACGCGCAGGGACGTGCTGATGAAGCAGGTGAACCCCGACCTGAAGCCGATGGACATGGCCTACCTGATGCAGTGGATCGGCAACGTGACCGAGACGAGCATCCGCAACAACGACTGGTGCATGGTGGACAACGCGGGCTTCGAGCTGAAGGACTTCAACAGCCTGAAACGCCTGAAGCCGAACAATTACCGGGTGACGGCCTATTGGCTGCCCTCTGACGATGGAAGCGTGGAGAAGGCATACCTGTACCAGGACGGCGTGTATATCGGCGAGGCCGAGAACCGCGAGAAATACGCCTACAACGAATGCGAGGCCGAACGCACCGAGAGTGACGCGGAGGCCATGCTGCACCAGCAGAAGCGCGTGGCCAAGTTCGACAAGTGGGTGAAGGAACGCCGCGCCGAACTGCCCAAGGTTGGCCACATGGACGCGGAACTGGCCGAGGTCGTCGGCACAACGCCCTTGGAGATTGTCCCGGAGGTGAACGAGCAGCCGCTGGGCTACGAGGAGGATGAATGGAACGCTGAGGACTACGCGGCCTTGGCGATAAGCAGACTATAAACCAACTAAAACAATACACCAATGATGACAAACGAAATGAAAAAGAAGGTGCTGGCGGCCTTGGCCGAGGCACGACAGAACTTCGCGGGAAGCGACGCGAAGTTTGCAGTGAGTTTGGGTATCAACTCGGCACAGTACAGCCGCATCAAGAACGGCGAGACTGAGCGCGTTTTGAGCGACCAGAACTGGATAAGCCTGGCCCGTCACCTGGGCGTAAACCTGACCAACGCCCCGGAATGGAAAACGGCGGCCACGCCGGTGTTCCAGTTCATCATGGCACAACTGGACCTATGCCAAAGCGCATCGATGAGCGCGATGCTGTGCGACCTGAGCGACATCGGTAAGACCTACACGGCGCAGCACTACGCCAAGACGCACAAGAACGCGGTCTATATCGACTGCTCGCAAGTGAAGAGCAAGACGAGACTTGTCAGAACGATAGCCAAATCATTCGGGGTGGGCAGCACGGGACGCTTGACCGATGTCTATGAGGATTTGGTGTATTACCTCAAGACGCTGCCCAACCCTTTGATTATACTCGACGAAGCTGGCGACCTTAACTATGAGGCATTCCTTGAAATCAAGGCCCTTTGGAACGCCACGGACGGCATGTGCGGCTGGTATATGATGGGAGCGGACGGCCTGAAGGCGAAGGTGCAACGGGCCATCGACAACCGCAAGGTGGGCTATACGGAACTGTTCAGCCGCTTCGGGAAACGCTATCTGACAGTTGTCCCGATGGAGGCCGAGGAACGGACAAAGATGACGCAGGCCACGGCCATGATGATCATCAAGGCCAACTGCAAGGAAGGCACCGACGCGGGCGCGATACTGCGCCGCACGATGGGCGATGACGGCATGCCGAGCCTGCGCCGCATACACAAGGAACTGATGAAAGAGGCATGACCATGAAAAGGGCGTACAGCGTGAGCAACATATTGACGGCAAAGTTCAAGACACTGCCCTTCACGGGGCAGTGGCACGATGCCGTGGGCGACCCGGAACTGACGGGAACGTGGGTTATCTACGGCCCGCCCAAGCACGGAAAGACCTCGTTTGCCATGATGCTGGCCAAATACCTGACGGAGTTCCGCCGCGTGGCCTACGACAGCGTGGAGGAAGGGATGAGCCGGACGATACAGCTTGCGCTGGAACGGACGGGAATGATGGACTGCGGCGGGAAGTTCGTGCTGCTCGACAAGGAGAGCGTTGACGACCTGAAGAAACGCCTTGACAAGCACAAGAGCCCAGATGTGGTGGTGATTGACTCGGTGCAGTTCATGGAAATGAAGTTCAGCGAGTACAAGGAACTGAAGGCACGGTACCCGCACAAGTTGTTCATCTATGTGAGCCATGTGCAAGGCAACCTGCCGGAAGGCCATGTGGCGCGGCGCATCTGGAGAGACGCAAACGTGGCGTGGCGCGTGGAGGGCTTCCGAGCTTTTCCCGTGAGCCGCTACGGAGGCGGACAACATATCGACATCGACACGACAAAGGCAACAGAATATCACGGAATAGGACTATGAGAAACAAGAAACAACTGATACGCGATTTCCACATCCTTCTGCACCGGCTGGGCATCGATGAGATCGGCAAGGAGGGCATCCTTGCGGGCTACGGTGTGGACAGCAGCACGGAACTGGACGAAGCCGCACTGACGGAGATATGCGACCGGCTGCATGAGGAAGCAAAGGCGCGAGGAATGGAACCTGAGGCCAAAAACAGCCCCACAGAGGCCGAGAAGGAACGCAAACGGCTAAAGGTATCAATCGGGAAACTGCTGGCCGCACAGGGCAAGATAAAGCCCGACGG